TTTAGAACTAGTGCAGGTGGTAAATTATATCCTGTTCACATGTTAGAACCAATAACTCCAGAATTATTAGATAAAGCTAACTTAAATAACATACGTAAATTAAAAAATAGAGTTACAACAGCACCTTTAAATTCTGCCGAAGTTAACAGTCACCCACTTGGTGTTTATTCGAATACAGAAGAATTTATTAAGCGAGAGCAGAAACAACCTCTAGTTATTAATGACCAAATATACAAGATGATTAGTCGAATGGCTACAACTCCACAAATACATCGTGGTTTAGATCTTGTATTTAAAAAAGACGGTACAACTGACTCAGCTTATACATTAGCTGCAGGTGAAGCAATTAAACAGTACGAAGATCATCAAACTGAAGAAGGTGGAATGTCTCCTGTTTATATGAAACGTAAAGCTCAAGATAGATTAAGAATTGATGCTTTAAACGGATCTGCATCTTATCAAGGTAAAGCAGGTAAAGCTATTTGGGAATTTGCCAATTGGGAGGATTTAGGACCAAATGGATTTGAACAGTTCGCTCACTCTCTTAGAGATCATTTTGGTATTAGTAACGAGTTACCATATAATGAACGAGTAGCATGGCTATTCGGTTCTGTTGGTCAATATATGAAATTATCAGGAAGGCCAAAGAGTGAATTTTTAACTCAAGAAGAATTAGATATGCCTTTTATTGATTGGTTAATCAATGGAACAGGAATGAATGGTGGTCATGTCTATGCACATAATAGAGGTGGAGTACCAAAATTATTTTTAGATAAAGGTGATGTTGGTGGAAAGAAAATAATTCTTTATCAAAAGAACCATGCAATATTTGATGTTGCAGAACATGGTTTTGAAATGCAAAGAGCAGCCATTGAATTAGGACGAATGAGAGCATTCTTAGAAAAGAATATGAAAGGTGCTAATAAAATACCTTCGTCTGAATTATTTATGATGCAAGAAGCATTAGAAATATTATCTCAATTTAAATCAAGTTATCCAACTTGGTTTGATGCCACCTCCTCTGCTTATCAATTACATGCCGTATTAACTGGAGATACAGGATTAGCATTAGTTACAAATATTCTTAATATGGATCGAGATGGTCCTGCAGGTGATTTATATCGACCTGGTGCTGAATATTTAGAAAGAACACTTAATTTACCACAAGTAAAAACTAGGAAAATAACAAAGAAGTTTATTTCAAATAGAAGAAGTTATGGACAAGTTAAGTTAACTGCACGAAAAGCAGGTCAAGATCAAATATCAAAAGAATTACCTGAATATGCAGATCAAGGACCTGAAACACCTCAAGATATTAAAGATAGTTTATCTAATATCCAACGTGATTTAGAAACACAATTTGATACAGAGTTTCCAGGTGCAGCTATTGCTGAAGGTGTTGCAAGATCTATTGCAAAGCACTTATTTGATACACAAGGAAGAGAATTCTTTGCCGTAAGAGTTCCATTACCTGATGGTGATGTTGCTGTTTATGATGGTAAAGTTCCTGATAGTGCTAAGCGAAGAGTAACTTGGCAATTAGATGCAAAGACAGATAAACGTGTAGGTGTTCCAGTTTATAAAGATAGAATTGCTGTAACAGGATTTGCTGCTTTCTTAAATCATGCATTAGATGCTTACGTTCAAAGAGAACTAGCAAAACGTCTTAGAGCTAACGGAGTTTCAGGATTTATGCATACTCACGATGCCTTTGCTGTGCATCCGAAGAACGCCGCACTTATGAGAGAACTGTATCATCAGATCGTCTTAGAAGTAGCTAATACTCCTATTTATGAAGAGATACTAAAAGCCAATGGTTTAAATGCCAATGATATGACTGTTAAATACAATATTACAAGTCAAGAAGGTGGAAGTACTGAAGAAGTAGGAATGTTAGAAATACTACAAAATATTAGAAATAACAAAGCAGCAACGTTTGGTAAAAATCAAAGTACAAATTACTACGCGTTGTCTTAAGGAGAGAAAATGAAACCGTGGGATATATATAATTTAATTAACCCTTTTCAAACAATGATGAGTGATAAAAGATTTTCAAATGAAGCTAAATTAAGAATGGCAGTTGAATGGGCAAATCAATTACCTCCTGAAAGTTTGATACCTGGTTCAAAAAATACCAGAAGAGTATTAATGGAGTTAATAAATGAAACCATTCGCCAAATTCAACCCAAACAGTCGCCGACTAAAAGCAATTCCGAAACACAAACCAAAGTGGAAACCGGAAAACAAAAGCAACCATCCGATAGTAAAAATGAAGATGGAGGGAGGCGAAAGATGGCAAAAGCATCTGGAAATGCTAAGAAGCCTATCAAAAATAAATCACCGTCCTAAAGGAGTTCCTGATGGATGGGGTAAACAATTAAAACGTCTAAAAGAATTTAGAAGTTTAGTAAAAGTAAATGCAGAAAATAAGGTTAAACAAATGGTAGAAAAAGGAATAATTCCTGAAGATGATGAGATAGCAAAACGCGCAGTAAGTGTTTTGTTAGAATTAGCAGAAGGTCCTGACTCTGCTACTGTTAAAGCCAGTTCTGCAAAAGCTTTACTAGAGTTTACCAAGCAAAAGCCTGTAAATAAACTAGAAGTAAAGGCAGTCGCTGAAGAGTGGTTGGCATCATTAGATGGAATTGACGAAAGCACAGAAAACGAGACTGAAACTTCGTGATGATTTTGGATTTTATGCGAAAAATGCATTACAAATCAGAACTAAAGATGGAGAAATTTCATCTTTAAAGTTAAATGAAGCTCAAAGTCTTTTATTAGAAGCAATAGAAAATCAATATAAAACTGAAGGCAAAATAAGAGTAATAATTCTTAAAGCACGTCAGATGGGATTATCGACAATGGTCGGTGGTTGGTTGTATTGGTGGTTATCACAACACAAAGCCCAAAGAGGTTTAGTTGTTACACACCATGCAGATTCAACAAGAGCTCTTTTCGATATGACAAGACGTTATCACGAAAACTGTCCTGATCCTATAAAACCAACAACTAAGTATTCAAGTAGAAGAGAATTAAACTTTAATGTCTTAGATAGTTCGTATGTTATCGCTACTGCAGGTGGTGATAGTATTGCACGAGGTGAAACAGTTACTTGTGCTCACTTATCAGAATTAGCATTCTGGTCAGCATCTTCTGCTGAAGAAAACTTTAATGCTATAATGCAAGCAATACCAAACAAAAAGAATACTGCAGTATTTATTGAATCAACAGCAAATGGTGTATCAGGAAAATTTTATGACTTGTGGAAAGGCGCCATTGATGGCACTAATGGTTTTATACCTATTTTCTTACCGTGGTACATCCAACCAGAATACGAAGAAGATTGGAAAGGCACTGATTACACGCCTGAGGAAGAAGAACTCAAAGAAAAGTATAATTTAACTGATAATCAATTAATGTTTAGGCGTAAAAAAGTTGCGCAAAATGGGATTGATTTATTTCGCCAAGAATATCCTGCAGATGCAGATGAAGCATTTTTAACATCAGGTAGACCAATATTTAATCCTGATCAGTTATTGAAAATGATGGATATAGCAAAACCTCATGAAACTCGTTTAGCATTAGAAAACGATGAATGGAAACCTCATCCAAGAGGTGAACTTATTTTATGGGGAGATGTCGAACCAGGTGTTCAGTATACTATTGGTGCTGATGTAGCAATGGGTATCAGAGGTGGTGACTATAGTGTTGCACAAATATTAGATCAAAAAAAGAATTTAGTAGCGACATACAGAGCTCACGTTCACCCTGATTATTTTGCAACTGTGCTTCTTAGATTAGGTGAATTTTTTAATGATGCTTATATAATTTGTGAGAGCAACTCTCATGGTTTGTTAACATGTACAAGGTTATACAAAGACTATGATTATGCAAATTTCCACACGGAAATTGTTGTTGACAAGGTTACGGATAAAGAAACTGTTAAACTTGGTTTTGCAACTACAGCAAGAAGTAAACCACTTGCGATTAACGAGCTTAGAGCAGCGTTTAGGCAGGAAGAAATTAAAATAGATTGTAAGATTACACTGCGCGAATGTCTAACTTATATAGAAACCGAAACAGGTGGAATGGAAGCTGAAGCTGGATGTCACGATGATTGTGTCATGGCTTTAGCATTAGCAAATTATGGTCATCAACAAGGTTGGGAACCAACAATGATTAATGAAAAATATTATAGCGAGGCAATTTAATGGCTGAAGAATTTAAAGCTCTTACTGAAGAGGAATTGCTCGCCTTAGTTAACGAAGAAATTAAAGGATCCATTGGATATAATGATGGTGACTTAAGTTCTGAACGTCAAAAGATGTTGAGATATTATCACGGTGAATTACCTGAAAGACAAAACAATGGTAATAGTTCATACGTATCTCAAGACATTTATGACAGTGTAGAAGGTTTAAAAGCCTTATTATTAGAAACATTTTCAGCAGGCACAGATGTAGTTGAATTTTCTCCACAAGGTGGCGAAGACGTAGACACAGCTAGAACATGTACTGCTTATACAAACTACGTAATGCATCGACAAAATGATGGATTTAGTATTTTTAGAGATGTTATTCATGACGGACTTTTAGCAAGAAATGGAATTGTTAAAATATATTGGGATAGATCTGTAGAAGAAACTGAAGAAAAATTTGATGATTTAACATCTGATCAAATGGACATGGTTTTAGCTCAGGAAAATTACCAATTAAAAGAAATAT